TATCGGGACGCACCATCTTCTTGGCGTACCGAGTCATCACACCCTTGCGGGGTACGAAGTCCTCTGGACCAAAGATAGTGGGAGTGGTCTGTAGTGGCACATAAGGTGCGTATACATAACCGCTCTCGAGGAATGAGCTTCCACGACGACCAACCAGAATCACAGAGCGTGGGAAGTAGGGGTCAACATAGACGTCGAACTTCTTCGTCAGTGAACCGACCTTCACAGCGCCGATGGAACCAGTCTCATCGTCAGCAGTAACGCTCGCGCGGAAACCAGCGGTAAACTCAAGGACGTTAGCAACTTCAGGTCCGCAGACGATGAAGTTAGCACCACCCCGTAGAGTCTTACGATGGATCTGTGCAGACACATCGTTGATGGTTTCAGCAAGAGTCTCATACCACTCAGAGACCGTACCGGTGAAGTCTGGAGCAGCAGAGCTAGCGCCAATCTCACGACCAGTAGTACGTTCCACGAATAGACCAGGGGAGCGGGACCAGTAATAAGTACCTGCCTGTGCACCCACGATAAGATCTTCGAGGATCTCGCGGTCAATCTCAAGAGCAATCTGCTCAGAGAGAATGCTGGTAAGCTCGACTTCGGCGTCAAGGTTGTGATAGGCATTTAGATCCTGTCCCAACTCTGGCGTCCACTTAGCCTTGAGCTTCTTGGTGATAGCCGTCACAGCCACGGAATCGACCTTAATGTCAATCTCGGGGATATTCGGGTTATTTTCCAAGCCCCACACTGTGGTACCGATGACAGAACCAAGAGCGGTGCTCGTGGTAAAGTTGTCGTCGATGGGGAAAGTAAGTGCCATGACCGCATCTACCGCAGTACTTGAGGTGATAGCCGGCATGATACCTGTTCGCGTGCTATTAGTAGCGCCTCCATCAAAGAGGGTAGAACCACTTGCTTGTGCAAACACTAGAGTCATCTTCCAATTGGAATTTCCGGGAGTATCACCAGTCGAACCAGAAGAAATTCTGGTGCAACGACGAACCAACTGAACGGTTGCTTTCAAAGCAGGGGATGTCTGAGCATCCAGCATCTCCACTGCAACCAAGTCATCAGTGTTAAGCTGACCAAAGTTACCAACGGCTCCAGCCGTAGTTCCGGTCATCTCCAGAACAGCAACCATGGTACCAGAGAGGTCGACGTCATATTGACACAGACTATCTAGCGTGGCTTGGTCAGTGGCACTAATCGTATCGGTGCCGTTGATGTAACCACCACCGCCAACCGTTCCAGAAGCTACCACAACCCAGCCGGCGCTCGGTACAGTGTCCATATGATACAGAGAACCAGTTGGTGAAGCATAACCGTTGTTAAGTGCATAAGGACCAGCCTCAGCATTACTTCCGGTAAGGTCAACACCACCAGTGATCTGACTACCAACACGCCCACCACCGTACAGAGACTCTTCGGTTGCGCCGTAACCCAAACGAGGAAGACCAGCACCGCTAGTGGATGTGGTGAAATCAAGGAAGAAGATGAGACCACTTGGTAGACTCATCGGCTGAACGCTAACGAGATCGTTGGCGATCAGACCCGCGAAAACACGACGAACGATGGGGAATGCGACGGCTGCGAAGCCTTCGACATCTCCACCAGACATTGTGCTGGACTCACGGAGTAGCTCTTTCGCTTGGTTCTCAAGCAAACGAGCCATGCTTTGGCGAGAGCGTTCTTTACCGATACCTTCCAAAAGACCGGTCTTCTCCCACTTAGCGAGTAATGCGCCACCTTCGGCGCGCATGTCACGATTGACGATACCTTCCGTCAACCTTTCTACGATACTAGACATTTTTTAATACCTCCTATAATGTATTTATTTTATTCCTGCTAGTTTTTTCATTCGATCCGTAAAAGGATCAGATGGTTGTGTCGACTCTTTACGAGTCGCACGAATAACAGAAGATGGACGATTAATTGCTTCGCTCAGTGATTGAGGACCCTGTTTAGAATGGGTCGGCACTGCGCTTTCAAGCGTTTTATATATTGTCTTTGCCTCTGTTACTGAACCAGCCCTTGAAATAGCTTCGGCAATTTTATTCTTTTGCCGCTCATTTAAGGAGGTATTTCTCAAAACACGGTTCGTGTAAAGCAAGCGAGCATTGGAAACATTTACTTCTTGTAAATTCTCCCTCAACTCTTCAACTGCTTGCTCATATTGTTTGTTGCGCTCACTGAGTTGGTTATTTTCAAAAACCAATTCTTCTTGAGCTTTCTTCAAAATCTCTAATTCTTCTTGAGCTTTAGTACCACGACGATGGGCCATTTCTTTTTCCATTTCCCACTTAACGTCATAAGCGGGACGGCCGGCCCAACCGGATAATTCTGCGCCCATATCGACTGTAAGTTTCTCCATGATAGCGTCAATGAAGCTGTCAGGGATATCAAACGCTTCGTTTGTTTTTACCCCTTCTTCACTCTGTAGGGCTTCGGAGTCGGCCTCTTCTGCTGCAGCGCTGCCTGCAAGGGCCCCTCCACCACTAGTTTGAGGATCATCTTCTTGCGTTCCAAAAATCTCATCCGATCCCGTAGTAATACTTTCTTCGATGTCTTCTTCGTCTTCTTCTTCGTCATCTTCAGAAAGAAGATCTTCTAAATTTAAGCTGCTCAAATCAATTTCTTCGTCTAAATCTTCCTCAAGTTCGCGATGAAGAACATCGACGGCTTCCTGAAGCTCATCTAAATCGACCGTTACTTTAGACTCTTCTCCCTCATCGGGGCAGCCACAAAGCTTCTCTCCCTCGGCCGCTCCAAGTGGAACATCATCGGCCACTTCTTCTACGGGGCCCGCGGGCTCTTCGGCGGCTGCCATGGGGGCTGCTGCCATAGGGTCAGCGCCCAGGTCGGCTCCTAAGCCTAAGTCTTCTTCTTGTTCTAAAAGACTATCTAATGCAGTACGTACTTCATCCGAGTACTTTTCGATAATGGTAGATTCTGCAGTTTTTAGTGCCGCATTTCTTAACGCTTTGGCGTCAACAATAGCTTCTTTGAGCAACGTGGACATGAATTAACTCCTAAAAAATATAACAATTCAATTTAAATAGTGATATGGAATTCTAAAAGACTTAATTTGTGTGCCCCTTTTGTCAATAAAGACGCCTTTTTATCACTTAAACCATCATCAAGTTTATAAAAAAAAAGAATGCCCCCCCTAAAGGAGACATTCCATGCACCAAAGATAAAAAATCTTTGTTTAAGAAACGAACCAACTTTGGCCGTCGTACGCAGTAAGTTTCACCGCAGAACCAGTTGATTCAAGACGAATGTTAGCAGCACCTTCAACCAGATCGCCGGCGCCGGCTGTGAGGATAACGTCACCAATACTTGAAGATAGCTTAACTGTAAGCTCCTTACCGGCAGAAGCGGCAGGGAGCGTGACGATGGCGCCATCACCAGCGGTAACAAGCGCGAAGCCAGTTGCACTAGAAATAGTTTGGCCACCCGCACGAGACTCAACCGTAAGCGCCACGGTGGCGCCCGTAATAGAATCAACGTAAATGTTAGCCCAGCGTACGCCGTTGCTACCTAAATCGCGCGCGCTATCGGAGTCAGGGATAATGTTACCAGCACTAGTTTGGTTACCCGACACACTGAGAGTGCCTCCCAAAAACGCATTGCCAACAGCCTGGAATGTACCAGAACCTGAAATATCGCGATATCCACTAAAATCTAAGTTAGAATCAGCAATAACAGCTTTGCTAGCGGCAACAGTACCGTTTGTGATACCGTCCAGCTTCTCCATGTCAGCTTCGTCAAGATCGGCAGAACCGATAATAAAACTTGTCCCAGCAGTCACAGAACTAGCGAATGTTGCAGCACCAGTTACATTCAAAGTGCTGCCAAGAGTGGTAGCACCCACTGCTTGTAACGTGCCAGACCCAGAAAGAGTGGTAACTGTAGCGGCTCGAGCCGTATCAGCACCAAGGATGCCATCGATATTAGTACCAACTAAGTCGGTAGCAGTGATTGATGTACCAGCAGATACGGTACCAATGTCACTAATAGTGAGACCATTAAAGGTTATTGCACCACCACCACTAACAGTAACTGCTTTGCTTGCTGCAGCAATACCAAGTGTAATGCCATCAAGATAACCAAGTTCCGTATCAGTAATCGTTATTGAATCGATTGTAATACTATCGTCGCAAGTAATAGTACCAGTGGTATCAAAATTACCCGTGTCACGGGCAATACTCGCCATTACAGATCCATCATCATCAAAAATCTGTAAAGATCCTGTTTGAGCGAGTGCACCACTTAATGCGGCATCACCCACTTGAAATTTATAAGCCATATTTTAAACCCTCCATAAATAGTTTTTTTAGGCGAGGGAAGTGTTTCCCTCAAGCACACAAAATATATTTATGCGCTTGTTTATAAATAGTTACCTCGAGGCAAACTGCTATTAGCAAATAAAGAATTTCGTTACGCCGTCGCAATAAATCTGGAGTGCTGCGTAAGGTGATTGCAAAACTGCTTTATTTACTCCATCAATTGTTTCTGCGGCTACGCCCGATCCTGTGATGGTGATATTGTTGGCGGTGGCTGATCCGCCTTCATCTTTAATTACCCATGTTTGTCCATCTAGCGCTGCCGCGGCTGCAGGTAATGTCAGAGTAACGGCACCCCCCGAGCTATCCACTCCAACATAATAATCAGCAGTCGTGATAGAATAATTGCCAGTTTTATACACTCGTTTATGAATCATGCCGCCACTCAATTGCGAAATCCCCACAACAGATAGCGGATGTGATGGGGTGGCGCCCGAGCCCACGTTAATGCTGCTGGTAGTGTAAGCATTGGAAGCATCCGCGGTAGTAAAAATACCACCGGTAGCACCGCCGCCCCCACCGGAAGATGCTGTAAGAACAACGAGTCCTGACGCATTAAGCCCTAAATAACTTCCAGGTCCAGCAATGGCACCACTAGCTGGGGCTGCTAATGTTATAGCACCTGTCACATTAAGTGTGCTTCCGAGAGTGGTGGCACCAACTGCTTGAAGTGTGCCCGAGCCTGAAAAGGCGTTTAAGGTAGCATTGCGATTTTTGTCGATA